CCTCGGATGGCACTGCCGTACCCTTCCGAGGTAAGCATGTATTCGGACGAGGCGTTCGCAGCGATCAGAAATATTCCGCAGCCGTTTCAGTTCGATCTCGAAATTGGATGGTTCGACGGTCGCCGCGCCTTTCGTGTGAAGTGTGAAGACGTGGTGCTCGAAACGGGCTTCGCGTGAGAGACCGCCCCTTCCTCCCCGCCAACGAATCCCCGCGGCCTTATAGCGAGATCAGGGCGGAACGCTTGGGATCGGACCCCGCGCAGCGCATGCGGGAATCGCTTCGCGCGCAAATCCGCATGCTTGAAGCTGAAGCGCTGGGGGCTTCGACCGAGGCCGAACGCCAGTCCCGGCAATGCGAGGCGGAAGCGCTGCGGTGCAGGCTTGACGGACGATAGGGGGTTGATGTGACCAATCCATTCGGGAAGGCAGCGCCTCCCCCTCCGCCTGCGCCGACGCCGATGGCGCCGCCGCCGCTTCCCGACCTGAATTCGCCGCAGAACCTCGCCGCGCAAAAGCTTGCAGCGGCGAGGGCGAACTCGGCGGGGCGAGCGGCAACGCAACTCACGACATCGGCGATGGCCGGCGCGACGCTCGCGGGCGCGGCCGGCGGGGCGTATAGCGGTGCAAAGACGGGAAGCAGGTAATGCGCGCACCGAACAAGCCCGCGACTGATCCGCTGCTCGCCGCTCTCATCGAGAAGCTGCCGGCGGCAGGCTCGACATGGGGCGCAGCCGAGCGCGAGGCGTGGCTGAAGATGATGTCGATGGCGTTCAATGTGGTCTACCAGGGCGCGCCGGCAGAGGTGCCGCAGTTCCTTGTGCCCGCCACTGCGCAAGTCGATCTCTCGCCGAGCAGCTTCTCGCTTGTCTCGGAAGGTGAGACTTTCGCCAAGTTCACCCCGCACACCTATTGGATTGACAAAGCGGGCATTGCCCGCGGTCCCGGCGGCAAGCAGATTGCCGGATCGGAAGTCATCGGCACCATCTACGACCTGCGCGGCGAGCACGGTGACCTCGGCTCCATCCAATGGGCGGACGGCAAGACCGGGGTGAGTGGGCTGCAACTGGACATCGCGGCGGCGTGACATGATCGTTAAGGGATTTGGCGAGGTCGGACACAGGCTGCTGGTCGAAATGCCCTTCGTGCTGATGCGGTATGATTACGACGGTGGCCGCCGCGCGGATGGGCTTTGCGGTGCCGCGCCGAGGCTGTACGTCCTGGTCGGCAGCGAGGAGCAGGACTGCGTTGAAGCCATCCCGATCGCGTGGGCGGCTGCGCAAGCGCTCGCGCCTGAGACTATGGAACGCCTTGCGTTGCAGCTCAGAAGGCTCCGCGGCGCAGAACCTCCTCGCGGAGGCGATTGATGCGCCAGCGCGTCAGGGAAATCGTCGCGCTCGGGGACCAGCTTTTCAGCCGGCGCTACCCCGTCATGTCCCAGTGGCAGACGCAGGCTGAGAATTTTCACGTCATGCGCGCCGACTTCACCCGGCGCCGTTACTTCTCCGAGGAGTTCGGTTCGTACCTCATGAGCGGGCGGCCGGCGCGATGCTGCCGCGACCTCATGAACTCGTTCTCGACCATGCTGCGCCGGGACCAGTGGTTTCACGCTAAGACGGACTCCGAAAAGGTCAACGAGGACCGTGACGCCAAGATATGGCTCGATTGGGCATCGCAGACGATGCGCCGGGCGATGTATGACAAGCGCACCGGGTTCGTGCGCGCGGCCAAGATCACCGACGGTGATTTCTGCGCGTTCGGTAATGCGGTCATCACCCGCGAGGTCGTCGACTACTCGCATTTTCTCTATCGCAACTGGCATTTGCGCGATGTGGCCTGGGAACAGGACGTGCGCGGTGTCATCGACTCGGTGCATTTCGACTGGAAGCCCTACGCCGGCCAACTCATGCAGAAGTTCGGCAAGAGCACGTCTGGCACCATCGATCCCCGTGTCCTCGACATGGCGAAGGACCCCAAGCAGAAGCTCTCCGAAATCCAGTGCCGGCGCTTCCTGTGCCGAGCCGACGAATACGACCTTCCGTCACAGGCGACCAAGGGCAAGTCCTACGTCTCAGTCTATGTCGACGTGCAGCATGAGACCATCCTCGAAGAGGTGGCACTGCGCACATGGCCGGTGACCATCCCGCGATGGGAGTTCGGCGGCTCGATGTTCGGGGACCAGTACGGCTATTCGCCGCCCGTGGTCTACGGCCTGCCGGATTCGCGCATGTACCAGCAGATGATGCTGTCCATGCTCACGGCATCGGAGATGGCGACCTATCCGGCGATGATCGCGGTCGGCGAGGCGATCAACGGGGCGATCAACCTCTACGCTGCCGGCATCACGCAGACCGATGCGGATTACGACGAGCGCACCGGGGAAGTGCTCCGTCCCATCACCACGCAGTTCGAAGGCATCCGCTGGGGCGCCGAGCAGATGGAGCGGCTGGAAGCAGCCTTGGATGACTCCTTCCTGCTATCCAAGATCAGACTGCCTGAAATTCAAAAGGACATGACGGCCTACGAGGCATCGAAGCTTTACGAGCAATTCATCCGGGAATCGCTGCCGCTGTTCGAGCCGGTGAATGACGAATACAACATGCACCTGGTCGACGGCACGTTTCAGGATTGCCTCAATCTCGGCATGTTCGGCTCGGTCGATGACATGCCGCAAGTTCTGCGGGGCAGGGATATCTCGTGGCAGTTCGACACGCCAATCACCCAGGCGGTCGAGGCGGGGCTGACGAAATCGTTCGAGGCCACCATTCAGGCGGTCGTCCAGGGCGCCCAGGTCGATCCGACCGTGAGGATGAACGTCGACTGGAACACGGCCACGCGCGACGCGGTGACCGGTACGGGCGCGCGGGCGAAGTGGCTCTACCCCGAGGACCAAGTCAAGAAGATGCAGGACCAGGAGCGCGAGCGCCAAGCCGCGCAACAGGCCGCAGAGCAGATGGCCCAGCACGCCGACATGGCGACGCGGGTCGGTAACGCAGCGGAATCCGCCGGCAAGGCCGCGGGGGCGCTGCAAGAGGCGGGGATGATGTGAAGTCTCCCCGCAAACCTCCGCCCCGCTGTCCGTGGGACCCCGTCGACCTCGAACTCCACGAACTCTCCGCCATCAAGGCGGTCGCCAACACCATGCCGCTCGCATGGGCGGCCCTTGAGAAGATCACCGGCGTCGACCGCATGTCGTTTGCGGCGGGCGGCGAAGAGGGCCGAAGGGCCACAGACTTTGCCGAGGGCAAGCGCTGGGTGGGCAACACGTTGCGCTTGGTGCGTGACATGAAACTGCCCTCGCGGCCGATCGGCCCGCCCCCTGATGAGCCGCGTCCCGCATAGGGGACAATTCAACAATAGCCGCCGTTCTGCCCTCCCCACGGAATGGCTGTGCCGCGGCTTGCGTTAACTAGAGGTGATTGATGGTTGATCCGACCCCGGCACCTGCGCCGGCTGCGACCCCTATTGCTCCATCGTCGGCGCCGGCTCCCGCTCCGGCCCAACCAACCCCGGCACCTGCGCCGGCTTCGGCTCCGGCGCCGACGACCCTCGCAACACTCGATCCCGCTGCGCCGCCGCTGTCGAATGCGCCTCTTGCGCCGGCATCGTTCCCCGACAACTGGCGCGATCTGATCGCAGGCGAGGACAAGGGCTTCGCCGAACGGCTCAAGCGGTTTGCCTCGCCCAACGACCTCGCAAAGTCCTATCGCGAGATCGAAGGCAAGATGTCGTCTGGCGAACTGCGGGCTCCGCCCAAGCCGCTGCCAGCCAACGCGACCGACGAGCAGAAGGCGCAATGGAGGCAAGCGAACGGCCTGCCCGACAAGCCGGAGGGCTATGTCGAGAAACTGGCGCTCCCCAACGGGGTCGTGATCGGCGAGGCCGACAAGCCGCTGGTCGGCGACTTCGCCAAGCGCGCGATGGAAAAGGGCTGGTCGCAAACGGCCTTCAACGAGGCCGTTGGCTGGTTCTACGAGGCGCAGGCCGAAGTCGAGGGGCGGCGCGCCGAGAATGATGTCGTGGCCCGCACGCAGAACCAGACCTCGCTCATGAGCGAGTGGGGGCCGGGCGACTACAAGGTCAACATGAATGCCGTCGGCTCGCTGCTCGCCGGCATGCCGGAGGACTTCAAGGTGGCGCTGCTCACCGCCCGCACCGCGGACGGCCAGATGCTCGGCGACACAGTGGCATTCAACAAATGGGCGGCGGCACATGCGCGCGACTTCAATCCGGCGGCGACTGTTGTTGCTCCAACTGAACTCAACGCACCGAAGGCCATCGCTGATGAAATGGCCGAGCTCGAAGCCTTGATGGGTCGCGCGCAGAAAGACCCGGAAGCCAAGCGCCAGTATTATGGCGACGACGGCAAGCCTGGTCTCGATGCACGGTATCGGCTTCTTGTTGAGACACAGCAGAAGATGGCCGCGCGCGGACGCGCCGCGTGATTAGGTCCGAAGTGGACAAGGCGCGCGCTCGTCGGCCGTTTCGCGCGAGCGAGTACAACGCGATTTTGAACAGAATCGCCGCGCACGGATCGGCTTCTGTGCAGGAGAATATCCGAGAACGCGGCTTTATTGCGCGCTGTAAGAAGCGGCGCAAGAAAAGACCTGCGTAGTTTTTCGCGCCTACCCGGACAACCCGCATCGCGGCTCCGGCGCGGCGCACTCACCCGCCAACGTAACGCCCCGCAAGGCCAAGTGACGGCCCGGCATCAGCCGGCAACCCGCTCGCACGCTCACGCGGACAACCCGAACGAAGGCCCGTCAATGCTCAGATAATGGAGCATTCCCGTGGCTGATACCGCTTTCCAGGTTCAATACCGGAAAGAGGCGATCATGGGCTTCGAATACGGCATGTCCGATCTGCGGACTGCCGTGACCACGGAAGCCGTCATCAAGGGCAACCAAGCAATCTTCCTTGTTGCGGATTCCGGCGGTGCCTCCGCCTCCAACCGTGGCGTCAACGGCCTCATCCCGGCCCGCGCCGACGATCTCCAGCAGTACACGGCGACCCTGGTCGAATGGCACGACCTCGTCCGCCGCACCTCGTTCAACCTGTTCGCTTCGCAGGGCGACGGTCGTCGCATCATGCAGAAGACGACCAGGAACGTGATGAACCGCAAGGTCGACCTCGACATCATGTCGGCCCTGCAGACGGGAACGCAGTTCATCGGCACCTCGGCGGTGACGATGACCCTCGCTCTCGCCCTTCGCGCCAAAACCGTCCTCTCGTTGAATCAGGTTCCGATCAACGAGGCCGACAACATGTTCGCGGTCATCTCGCCAGCGGCCATGTCGTTCCTCGAACAGGTCAAGGAGTTCAACTCCGCGCCGTTCGTGGACGTGAAGCCGCTCAACGCTCCGGCCAACCGGTTCCGGCGCTGGGCCGGCTTCAACTGGATCGAGCATCCGCTCGTTCCCGGCGTCGGCACCTCCGCCGAGACGCTGTTCTTCTATCACCGCGACGCCATCGGCCATGCGGTGAATACCGGCGAAATGCAGGCCCTCGCCGGCTATCACGAAGAGCAGGATTACTCCTGGGCTCGCACCACCTGTTTCATGGGCTCCGTCCTTCTGCAGAACCGCGGTGTGGTTCAGTGCAGGCACGATGGCTCCGCCTATGTGACCACGGCGTAAGGGGGGCGGACACATGGCTTACAATCCTGGTTATGTCGACGCCAACAAGATCGCCACCAACGCCAACTACGTCTCCGGCGCGGGCCTGTTCAAGGTCTTCGACACCGTCGAATCGGGCGTCACCTTCTGGGTCTATCTCACCAGCGATTCCCTCGCTGCGACCCAGGTGTCAGGTTACGTCACCGACGCGACGGCAAAGCGCCTCAAGGTCGGCGACATCGTGGACGTGTTCTCGGGCACGTTCGCATCGCAGGCCGCCACAGCCACCACGGGCCTCGCGCTCGGGGCGGTGACGTTCCCGGCGACCGTCGGTCTCTCCTCGCTGTTCACGTCCCAGCCGCAATACCAGCGGATGATCGTGACGACGGTGACGGCCGGCACCACCACCACGTCCGGTGTCGGAACGTGGTCGGCGGCGGAACCTGCGGTGATCGGGCTCGGCAATCTGCCGCGCAACCTGATCGACTGCGGCGACTTCACCACGAATCCCTGGCAGTTGGGCACCTCGTTCAATGGCAGCTCCACCACTCCGGCGCTGACGGCTGATCGGTTTGTCGCAAATGCCGGCGGTTCGCAGGTGTGGACCGCGGGACGTACCTCGAACACCACGATCGCGGGCTTCTCCGCCGCGTATGTGTGGGGCCGATCCGTCGGCGACACGCACACCGTCGGCCAGTCCTTCGGTCAGGTGATCGAAAGTGTGGACTCGGTGCGCGTGCAGGGCTTGCCCATCTCGCTGTCGTGGTATGTGGCTTCGGACGCAAACTTCGCAGCGGGCGCTTCGGGCGGCACCTACACCGCGACCATCGTGTCCGGGACGGGTCTGAACGAGTCGAGCGGCAAGATGTTCTCGGGTGCGTGGTCCGGTATGACCACGATCGCCACCCAGGCCTACACGCCGACATCGACGATGGCCCGCATCGGGCCGCTCGGGGGCACGGTGCCCACGGGCGCGAGCCAGTTGGGCGTGATGTTCTCTTACGTCCCGACCACAGCGGCGACCTCTCCCGGCCTCACCGCCGGGGCGCACGAGAGCCTGCAGTTCATGGGCATCCAACTCGAAGCCGGGGGCACCACCCCGTTCGAGCATACGGAGGTCGCCGAGGTGGTCAATATCGCCACCCGGTATCTGCAGGTGATCAACGAGCCCACGTCCAGCGTCATGGTTGGCGTCGCCGGTTACAACGGCGCGACCTCCACCGCGCAGGTCCACATCCCGCTGGCATCGCCGATGCGGCAGGCCCCGACCGTGACGTTCACGCCCGGCGGCTTTGCCATCATCGACCTCGCCAACACCGCCCACACCATCTCGTCTGGTGGTCTGGTCGGTGCGACGACGGGAGCGGTGACGCTCAACGTCACGGCGGCCACCACGATGTCGTCCGGCAACAGCGGTGCGCCTGCGTTCCTGCAGGGACGCTCGACCAACTCGGGCATCATCATTCTCAACGCCGACTACTGACGGCGTGGCCCTGGGGCATCCGTGCCCCAGGGTTTCTTGGCTCAGGGGACACATGCAAATCGAAGTTTCGGACCAGGCGCGAAACGTCGCCTCGCTGCTCAACAATGTCGGGCTCGCTGCCGCGGGGGATGGTGGTGACGGGCTCGAAGCCGGGGTCGCCATGATACGGCGCTCCATTGCCCTCAATCCCCTCGATCTCAATCTGCGCATGAACCTCGCGTCGTTGCTGATGCAGCGCGACGCGGACGATGAGGTCGAGGAAATCTGCCTGTTCACCCTCAAGCACAACGAGAACGCCGCAGGCGCGTGGTCGGTGCTCGGGGTGATCCACACCCATCGCGGTCAGATCGACGATGCCACGGCCTGCTTCAAGAAGGCGTGGGACATCGAGCCGACCGGTCAGCACACGTTCGACCTCGCCGCCGCCTACCTGCGTGCGGGGGATTTCGAGCGGGGCCTGCCGCTCTACGAGCATCGCCACCTGATCCTACCCAAAACGGGACCGACGCCGAATGCGCCGGTCTGGAAGGGCGAGAAGGTTGATCATCTCGCGGTCTACTCCGACCAGGGATATGGCGACGTGATGCTGTTCTCCCGGTTCCTGCCGTGGGCCAAGGAACAGTGCGGGAAGGTCACGCTCTACACCGACCCGGCCACGGTGCCGCTGCTCTATAACTTCCGCTCGATCATCGACGTGGAGTCGGTCTACTCGACGGAAACCAAGTTCGGCGCACAGATTGCGCTCGCAAGCATTCCGCTGGTCTACGGACTGCGGATGCACAATATCCCTCCAGATTCCGGGCTGCTGAGCCCGTCCGCCACGGATGGGCGCCTCGTCAGCCCCGGTCTCAAGATCGGCATCGCCTGGCAGGGCAACCGTCGCTTTCCCGCCGACGTGGTGCGCTCGATCCCGTTCAAGGAATTCCTCCCCCTCGCGGCTGATCCCCGCAACACCATCTATAGCCTGCAGTGCGGCCACGATGCCGGAATCATCGCCAAGCTCCGGACTGGCCGCATCATCCGCGACATGACGCCCGACATCGAAGGCGAATGGTCGCACACCGCGGCGGTCATCAAGAATCTCGACCTCGTGGTGTGCTCGTGCACCGGCATCGCGCATCTCGCGGGTGCCTTGGGCGTGCCGTGCTTCGTCATGGTACCGCGGTTCGGTTATTGGCTCTGGTTCCATGGCCGCGACGACACGCCATGGTATCCGCACACGCAATTGTTCCGGCAGACCAAGGTCGGGCAATGGTCCGACGTGATGACGCGGGTCCTCGCGGCAATCGAGATGATGCACAAGCGGCGCTCCTTGGTCGCGATGCTCAATCGCGGTTATGGGGCGTCATCTCCGGTCGTCCAGCAGTACGAGCCGGAAGTCGCAGCGGTGCTGCGCAAGGTGCTGCGCAAGGGGGATTGTTTCATCGACGTGGGCGCGGCGGCCGGCATTCATACGGTGGCGGCATCCGATCTCGTGGGGGATGAAGGCCGCGTGATCGCATGCGAGCCCGGCGAGCAGAACTTGCCGAAACTGCGGCAGAACATCGGGGATAGGAAAAACGTGGAGATCGTCGAGGCGCCGCTCTCGAATGCCGCGGACGACGTGACGCTCTACATCAACTCGGACAACGAGAACAATTCGCTGTGGGACCCTGGGGAATTTCCGGGGCCGGCGAATATCAAGTCGCGGGAGAATCCACGGCCGGTGACGATGCGGGCGACGACGCTTGATGCGATCGCAGGCAATCGAGTTGTTCCAACCCGCCTCATCAAGATCGATACCGAGGGTGCGGAACAGACTATCCTTGAGGGTGCGGCCGACCTTCTGTCGCGCTCAGACAGGCCGCCCTACATCGTCGCCGAGCTTCACGAGTTTGGCCTCAACAAACTCGGGCACAGCCAAAAGTCCCTTCGGACATTCATGTCCGGGCACGGTTATAGCACCTATATCCTCAAGCCCGACGGCTCTCGCCCGGTGCTCGTCGATGAAAAGCAGGGCATCACGTTCGACCGCGACGGCTGCGTTCTCAACATGCTGTTCTCGACGCGCGAGGCGATCGATGAGGCGTGGGGTGTTGAGGCCGATGAGGTCGATCAATGGGCGGGGGTGGCGGCATGAAGATCGCCCTCGGCTGGCAAGTCTCTTCGTATTTCGGATGGGGGGTCTACGGCCTCAACATCGCCCTCGAATGGGCGAACGACCCCACAATCGAAGCCTCGGGGTGCATCGGCAAACTCGATGACATCGTGGTCGACAACCTTCGGCGCCGCGTTCTGGTGCCGTTCATGCGTCGTAGTTTGCAACCGGTCGCCCGCGCCGCAATCGCCATCGACGCGCTCGGCAACGAATGCGGGGGCAGTCGCGACACCAAGGCCCTTCATGCGGCGATCTTCTTCGAGTTGCCGCTGTCGTCCACGGCGATCGAGCGCGCGAAGCGGTATGAGACCATCATCGCCGGTTCGACGTGGAACGCCAATGTGCTGCGTAGTCACGGGCTCACCAACGTCGAGACCATCTTCCAGGGCGTCGACCGCTCGCTGTTCCACTGGGCACCCAAGCGTGACCTCTACCCCGGCAAGTTTTTGATCTTCTCCGGCGGCAAAGCGGAGCCTCGCAAGGGGCAGGACCTCGTCGTCAAGGCGTTCCGCATCTTCGCCGAGAAGCACAAGGACGCCATGCTGGTGACGGCATGGCATTCGCCCTGGCCGCAACTCGCCAAGGGTATGGACCTCGACCTCTCGAAATTCGCCGACCGCGTCATCGACGTGGGCGCTGTGCCGAACGGCCAGATGGCGCCGATCTATCGCGAGTGCGACGTGGCGCTATTCCCGAACCGAGCCGAAGGCGGGACGAACCTCGTCGCGATGGAATGCATCGCCTGCGGTGTGCCGACCATCGTGTCGAGCAACACCGGCCACCTCGACCTGCTCGATGTGCCGGGCGTGATGGGTTTGCAGATCGGCCGGCCCCCGCTCGGAGAATGGTCGGAATGGGGCGAATGCGACGTGGACGAGATTGTCCACGAACTGGAGACGGCATACCGCAATCACGGCGGCGTCCGAGTGACGGACCCGATGGGGCCGCGTTTCCATTGGTCGACGGCTGCACGGCAGATCGCTGACCTCGTCAGGAATCATCAACCACAGAAGGAAGTCGCGTAATGGCGTCAAAAGACGATGCGGGATTTCTCATCCGTTCTCTGGGGCGGACCCATGCCATTGCCGATCAATGGCCTCCAAAGATCACTGAAATCGAAGGTCAAATTCTCTTCATGGATTGGGCTTCTCTACGCAAGCAGGTCGAGTTCGTCCGTGAGAACGTAAATCTTGCGCAAGCGATGATCGAAAGAATTGATCGCAAAGATCAGCAAGATGTGAGCGAATTGACCACGATTCTTGAGGATACGGAGAGGGCTCGCCGCATTGCGCAACTATTCAATAGGTTGGCCGATGCTGAGGTGGTGTCGTGACATTCAAGTCAGCGGCCGACGCCGCCCGTGAAATTCTCAACCGCCCGTTACCGGGGGAATACAGGGCAACACATACCACGACCAAGCCCAGCGGTGGCGGGCCACGCATAACATGGCGCGAGGCGGTCGCTATTACCGACGGTGAAATCGACAAGGTGGAGCCGTTTACGGTGAGTTTGCCCACATTCGGGGACGTGGCGTCTCCGTCTCTGCGAGCGGCTATCCGCCGGGATGTTGAAAGATCCAATGCATGGCAATTGAAAGTCTAAAAACACGGGACATGCGCAGGGACAGGATTGAGATGGTTGCGTGCGCAATCGCGCGGCAGCTCACGGGACTCGACCCAGATATGTGCGTTCTTCCGAACGCACACCCGATGATCGCCTGTCTTGAAAGAGGGAACCGTCCCCTTCCATGTGAAGTGCCGCTATGGACCTACTTCGCGAGCGCCGCATTCGCGGCTCTCGAAGAAATGTATGAAACTGTTTAACCAAGGAACTCAGTATGGCGGAAGCAGCCAAGAAACTCCCCGTTGACGCCGAGGTTGTGCGGATCGTGCCGCCGCTGGCGCAGAACCGCTGGAACCTCAAGGAGCACGCGAACCCCGGCCATTGGGTGTGCGTGCCGGCCGACACCGAGGTCGCGGACTTGCTGGAGCCTGGGTTCTGGGCGAACCACGCGCAGCGCATGCGGCCTAACTCGACCCTCGAAGTGCATTGGGATGACAGCAGTCGTTTCATTCTGCTTTATGTCGTTTCGGCCGGCCGCAACTGGGCCGATGTCGATTTGATGTTTGAGCACAAGATCAAGAGCCATGCACGGCCGTCTCAGACGCATCGGTACGAGGCCAAATATAACGGCCCGGTCGATCTCTGGCGCATCACGAACCTGTCGAACGGCTCCGTGCTCAAGGCGGGCTTCGCGACCGAGGAAGACGCCCGCAAATTCCTCGCCGAGCATCTGAAGAAGTTCTGATGGCGCGCTGCGTCCCCTGCGAAGGCACCGGGCGCATCCCGCAGGCACTCGATCCGCCGCCGTGGGATGGGGCTTATCGGCTCGTGAAGTGCGAGGCGTGCGACGGCGTTGGTGCGGTGGCTGACGCGGCCACGACTCCGATGAATCAATGGGCGCAGAACCAGCTTACTGTGGCTCCGTATTGTGAGCGGGCAATCGCGGCTTCCCCCAAGCGTGTGCCGCAAGAGTCCCATGATGCCGATGGGCGTCTCATTATCGATTGGCGGCCCTGATGAGTGCAGTTGAAAACGGCGACCATCGCCGCGTTTCCGACAGTGTGGTGCACAAGCTCGCATCCCTGCTGATGGAAGCCAAGCGCGGCAACGTCGATGCGGTGTGCGTCATCACCGTGGGCGCTGACGGCAAGCCGCGAGCGCACTTTGCCGGGGAGGGCGACCTCATCCCCTCGGTCAATCTCGGGCTCGATATCTTCAAGGCGACCATCATGGCCCAGGTCGTGGGGGCGCCGGGGGCCGTGGAATTGCGGTCGGGGATCGTACTGCCGGGCGGATGAGTAGAAGTCTTCGACGCGCCACGGATGCCTACTGGGCGGCATGTACGGCCGATCAGGAGTGGCTTGCGTGCTGTGCCATCAAGCTATTTGGCGGGCGCGATGGCTATCGCGATGAAACGCTACGAACACGTATAGCGCGCTTGCTACGCAAGTTCGCCTGTTGGGTGGAGGGCTGACATGGCCGGCAAGGTATCGAAGGCGGATGTCGATTATGGTCCCGGCCAGCCGCATTGCGGCATGTGCGACCACTTCATCGACAATGACGAAGGTGAGGGCGATGACGAGGCCGGCACCTGCGAGATCGTGATGGGCAAGATTCGCGAGGATGCGTGGTGCAAACTCTATAAGTCGCGCCGCCAGCCGACCCTTGCTGAAGGGCCATACGAATGACCGACAAACTTACGCTGTACCGCGGCGCGCTCTCCTATCTCCAGGAGCGCACCATCGCGTCGCTCTCGGAAGCGCGCGAACCGGTGCGCGTCCTGAACGATATCTACGACCAGGAAGTCGCCTATTGCCTGGAGCGCGAGTTCTGGAATTTCACCTACCGTGCAATTCAACTGGACGCGGACAGCAACTTCACGCCGTCGTTCGGCTACAACTTCGCGTTCCTCATCCCGACCGATTGGATTCGCACGCGGCGCATATCGGCGACACCGGAGATGCTGGAGCCGATCACCCGCATTTCCGAGGAGGCGGGATATTGGTTCTGTGATCTCACCCCGCTTTATATCCAGTACAACTCGAATGATCCCCAATACGGGATGAATCTCGGCAAGTGGCCGCCGACGTTCGCCGACTATGTCGAGGTCAGGCTGGCCCGGCGCGCGGCGGGGCGCATCACCAGCAAGGCCGAACTGCTGACCGGCCCCGATAGCCTCATCAAGCAGGAATACAACGCAAGGCGCGTTGCCGCCGCGAACTGCGCCATGAACGAGGCGGTGGCGTTTGCCCCGATGTGCTCGTGGGCGAAGTCGCGCCGCTACCCCGGCCCGAACGCCGACAACCCGACCGGCCCGACGCTCATCCCGTAAATGGCCCGCGTCAACGCACCACTTCTCGCGTTCAATCGGGGCGAGGTCTCAAAGACCGCGCTTGCGAGGCTCGACCTCGCCAAGTTGCAACTCGCCGCCGAGAGCCAGGTCAACTGGCTGCCCACGGTGATGGGCGGCATGATGCTGCGGCCCGGCCTCAACAACGTGGGCGAGGTTGCCGGCGATAGTGCGTGTCAACTGATCGATTTCGTTTACGCCAAGGATGACACCGCGCTGCTCGAATTGACCGCAGGCTCGATGCGGGTGTGGATCAACGATGTGCTACTGTCGCGCGTCGCGGTGTCGACGGCGGTGCTCGATCCCAACATGTCCGGCTCTGGCGGCCACTGGGACACGAGCGACACCACGGCCGGATGCACGGCGACCGTGACCGGCGGTGTTGCGACACTTACCGCGTCCGCGCGTGGCGGCATCGCCCGTATCAAACAGACGCTATCGATTGCGGGCGGCGACCAGAACAAGGAGCACGGGCTGCGGGTGGTGGTGACCAACGGCCCCGTCACCATCCGTGTGGGGTCGTCCGACGGCCTGCAGGACTATATGACCTCGGCGGAGATCGACACCGGGACTCATTCCCTGGTGTTCACCCCGTCCGGGGCGAATGCTTATCTGCAGATCGAGTCGACCGACACCTGGAACAAATATCTGACCTCGGTTTCGATCGAGGCGGCGGGCGTCGTGAGCGTGCCGACCCCGTGGAATGCCCCGGTTCTGTCGACGCTGCGCTGGCACCAGTCGAACGACATCGTTTATGTCGCGCAATATGGCGGCCAGCAGTACAAGATCGAGCGCCGCGGCACCCGGCCCGGCGCGCGGGGCTGGTCGGTCGTCATCTACAAGTCGAACACCGGCCCCTTCCTCAATCTGCCGACGGTGGCAAACCTGATACTCACGCCCTCGGTCTACGAGGGCAACGGCACACTCACGGCCTCGCGGCCGTTCTTCCAGTCCGGCCATGCCGGCGCGCTGTTCCGCTTGTTCACGGCGGGCCAGGCGAACAAGACGGTGCTCGGTGCGCTCGGCGCTTTTACCGACCCGGTGAGGATTTCCGGTGTCGGCAGTGTTCGCAAGCTGTTTTGGACCGTGGCAGGGACGTATTCCGGAACGCTCACCCTGCAGCAATCCTTCGTGGGTCCGACCTCGGGCTTTGCCCCAATCCAGACTACGACAGGCACCGGATCCACGGCCTATGACGACACGGGTGGTCCGCTCAACAATAACGTGGTTTGCTGGCTGCGGGTCGGCTTCGTCAACTCCGGCGATTATGTGAGTGGATCGGCGACGGTGAGTTTCACCGACGGAACCGGTTCCGTCGTCGGATCGACAACGGCGGGGGCGTGCGCTGCCGGGGGTCAATACGGCATCTGTCGGGTCACGGGTTATACATCGCCCACATCCGTCACCATCGAGGTGCTGTCCTACGGCGCCCTCAACGGGGGCGGGGCATTTTCCACGCTTGCCGGGAC